TCGCCTGCCACTACCACTATAGCACCTCCCGTTGTTTGCCTCAAGTTCCGCGACTACGGAATTTGACCCTTTCGGGCAACGGATATTTTATTTTGCAGATGTGCTCCTATACGTTGCATACTCCCTGAGGGTTTGTCAACGATGGTGGCGGCGTGCTAATTTCAATCCATGCCCGCCTTTTCGCTTGATCCATTCAAAGAGGTGCGGAAGAATTCGCACATTTGGCGGGGCGAGCGAGCTCTGCTTTGGTACTATGAGCTCCTCGATGGGTCGATGCGGCTGATCGTGCTCTACGAATGCGGGGGCGATAAACGACGCCTCATGCTCGAGGTTGATGAGAAAAGCAAAAAGGTCGAGTTCAAAAGCGACTCCCTCGGGGAGGTACACTATAAAAATCTAGTCGAGGAAATCGAAGTGATGGAGCAATTGCTCCGCCAAAAAGAACATGAGTGATAAAAAATCGGTACCCATATTGAAAACGGTGCTCATGGTCATCGGGATCGCGTTTGTTATTTTCGTTATTTTTCTTTTGATCTTTGATGATTCGTCAGAGAAGAATCGTAGCGCAAAAAGAGAAGCGGTGTCCTATATCTGCTCACGCGCCGAAGGCGACCATGTCTCCGATTACTATCTCATAAATGAGATGCTCGACGTCGGGTCTCCGCATCGACTGCCATTGCGCCAGAAGGTCACCGATGTGACGATCCGCGTCTCCACCATCGCCGGCGAGTGGAGTACTTCACAACTCTGCGATTCCGCCGTTCTTGATCTTCCCGATTCACAATGGCGGATACTCACCATTGGGAAGGATTGCGCGCTTGGTGCGGCGGTGGAACCGTGCGACATCTCGGACTCTGAATCAGACGCTGCTGGCCTCTCTGCGATCACGCTGGAACAGAAAGGCACAAACAAATTGCCGATTTTCTACCGAAAGGATGCGCTCCTCAAGGTAACTGGCAATCCGGTGAAATAGAGAAAGCCGCCCAATGGGGCGGCTTTCTCATTCCTATCGCGGCGGTTCGCCAAGCCTCAAAACGCAATCTGGGAATTCTTGGTACCAGTCAACGTCCTTGTCGCCGATCATGCGACGGACGACTTCTCGCGTGAGCTCGTAGTTTTCCATGAGCTCCATGACGCGCTCGGAACTCGTCGGCAGCGCGAGTTGGTATTTCAGAAGGTAGCCCTCGAAGGTCTCGGGCTTGAACTGGAAGAAATAATAAGATGGCGTGCCGTCTCGATCCTTCGGGTTCACGGCAGCGATTCCTTTGCCGCGCGATTCACACCACTCGAGCACGCCGATCCATGTTTCTTGCTCGTGCGTCGGCATGTAGCGGTGCGCGCCACGCTTCACGAGGTCGTCGTCCGGCTGATCGCATATCGCCTTGCCGCACTCCACCACTACGGAGAAGGGCGGCATCGCCAGCGTGCCGGCGACGAAGGCGAGGGTTGCGACCGAAAGCAGAACGGCGACCCTGATGAGGATTGTCATAGTCGGCGGGTATGTGCTCCCGCCGGAACTACTAGGCCTGCGGTGCTGCTGCGCGGATTTTTCCTACATCCACATTGAGGTACTTCGATACCTCGCCGAGGAGGAGGCCGACTGCCGTCACCACGAGTGGGTGAAGGTTGAATAGGCCGATGTTTTCCGCGATGAACTCGACTGCGAGCGCGGCGACCATCATGCCCGCGCGCCAGAGCCACGACTTGAGGCGAGCTTTGAGCGCCTCCCAGTTTCCGTATTTTGGGTTCATGTTATTTGTTGAATAGCTCGTTTAGTTTTCTCCGCGTTTTCGCTCCCACTCGCCGACCATTCACAAGCAGGAGTTCGGCGAAGCTCGCGACACCGTACTTCTTTTGGAAGTCGAGCACCGCCTTGCGAGTTATCTCTCCGTAGAAGCCGGTCTCTCCGACCGACTTCGGGAACGTGCCGTCAATCTTGAGCGCGATTTGCAGCTTCCGCACCTCGTCGCTTTTTTGGCCGAAGGCCAGATCGAAACCGAAAAAGTGTTTGAACGTCTCGGCCGGCGGGAGCTCCCTTGCCTCCTCGATCCAGTTGTTCGGCAGGTCAACCGCCGCCCACGCCTCGGTGAGGTATTTTTTCCACTCGTCGTGGAAGAACCAGCCGTTGCCCCGGTCGCCCCACTCCGCGCTCCACGAGTTTCGGATGTGGAAGCGCGCACGGCTGTTCACGGTGTCCCAGCCGTAGGGGAACACCGCGTGCCCGGAGACGACGCTCGCCGGCGGGCGGATCGGCAGGAGGTCTTCAGCTCGCCACGAGGGGTTGCCGTTCTTGTCAGACCACCACTCCTTCCCGACTTGCATGCCGAGCAGGATGCCCTCGCCCTCCATGATGGCGCGCTTGAGCTGCTGTTCGCCGATGTCCATGAAGAAACCGACGTGGGCGTAGCTTTTGATCGCGTATTTTTTTGCCTCGTCGAAGGCCGCAGCCGGAATCTTTGAGGTATCGCGGCTGAATATGTAGTCCTCATGGCCGAGCGTGGTGTCGTTCGGCAGGGTCGCTTCGGTCGCGCAGCCGTGCTTTTGCAGCACCTTCAAACCGAGCCGGTAGTACGTCCCTTCGAGACCGGCGGGCAGGCCGTCCTCCGCTTTCGCGAGCGCGTAGACGAAGCGCGGCGAGAACGGCAGCACGCCGCCGGTCTCCTTGAGCTCCTGCTGCGCCTTCTCGACTGCCGAGGCGTGGCCGACGCAGGCACCGATCTTGCGCTGGTGCATCACCGGGATTTTCGTGATGTCGGAGAAGTAGAAGGGCGGGAGCTCCGAGGGCACCGGCGCGCCGAACACCGCGTCCATGGTGATGTCGCGGTAGTCGGGCACCGAGGCGATGCCACCGAGCGAGAACCGATCGAGTATTTTTTCCATAAAGTTTTTCTGAACGCCGTTAGATTTTTGGAGGGCGTTTTGCTCGCTTGAGCACGGCACGCCCCCCACCCACCGTTTGAGGTCACTTCTGCTGCGGATAGCGAACTGCGTCCTTGGGGAGCGGCACCGGCTTGCGCCAGATGGTCTCCTCCCTTCCGGTCGTGAAGTCCTGCCGCACGACTTCGAGCATCTCGGAGCCGTCCTCGGACATGATAACGAGGTAGAGCGTGTTCTCCTCGTCCGGTTTCTCGAGCAGGGCGCAGGGCATGCGCTGGCGTTGCGGCTGCATTTTCATGCAGTAGCCGTAGCCCTTGAGCTCGAGCCCTGCGAGCGGCTGCTCATCGCCGGCGGACGCGGAAAACGCGCCGATGATCAGTAACGCTAGTACGCCGAGGAATGTTCTCATTTTCTATCGCCTCCTTTCGCTCCTTTCCGATGTGGTTGGCAGTCTCGCACTGTCGCTTCGCCTCGATTGTCTCGTACATGGCGCCGCACTTGCAGAGGTAGTATCCCTGCGTTCCCATCCCACTGACCTCCTTTCTCAAAGAGCTATCCCTTCCCGCTCCACCTGTCCCAGACGAATGCCTTGAAAAGGTAGAACGCTAAAGAAATCGTGCCGGCCACGCCGGAAGCCCACGCAGTAATCCACGTGATGCGTTCGGCAATGCGATCAACCTTCCCATCGAGGCAGGCGATTTTCGCCTTCACCCCGTCCTTTGGGTCGTAGAATTCGCGGTGCATGGCTTCGAGCGTGGCTTTGATGAAGCCGATGTCCTCATGCAGTTTGTGCTCGTGTTCTGGCATACGCTTTAAGTTTTGATCATGAATTTCAGAATGATGTACGGCTGGAGGTTGTTATGCGCCCCACCGCCTCCGGTCGAAAACGTGGCACCCGACGGGTCGTTGGAAAAACCAGCCTGTTGGATCAAATGTGGCGCAGCAGCCGTCCCGCCCGACACATTCAAAGCGTGCGTATGCGCAGGCATTTCAGCGGTGACCAGCGTATGCGTCTTCGCGCCGCCCGTTTCACCCATCACATCGAATTCTGTTTGCGCGGCGTCGAGACCGACTGGTGTGCGTCCCTTGAGATTCGGGAGGTTGAATGTGGTCGAGCCATCGCCTGCACCGAAAGCCGTGCTTATGGCGGCGAAAAGATTTGCGTAGGTGGTGCGAGAGACCGCTGCTCCGTCGCATTCGAGCCAGCCATTCGGGATCGTTGATGCGCCGAACATGGCGACGGTTCCCGTCGGCGTGCCGTCGCCGATGAAGTAGCGAACGTCGAGGGAGATGTAGCCGTTGGTGGTATCATCGGTGTCTTTGATGCTCGTGGCGCCGTTGCGGAGAAAGACCTCGCAAATCACAAACTTCCCTGCGGGATAGGTTGGCGCGCTTGGCGTGCCCGTGGTGGCGGTGCCCTGAATGATCTCAAGCGTGCCGTCGTCTTTGAGCAAGAGAAGATCGATGCGCTTTTCGTTCGCGCCGCCAGGCGCGGTGAAGGTTCCGCTCGAGCCGCCCGCGTATTTCACCACGGCGCGGTCGGTGAATCGCGCGACGCCAGCCGCAACCAGAACGGTCATATTCGGGGTCGCCTGTTGCGAGGGACGCAAAGCGGCGGCACCTGTCGCATTGAGGCGGGCTGCGGTGAGTTCATCTCCTACTTTCCAGTTGGTGGCCATGGCTAGGTGATGGTTACGGTGCCGTCAACCGTGAGCGCGTCCACGGCTGCGACGACGATGTTGATCGCGACGCGGTTGAATAAAACGCCGGAGTTTGAGGTCGCGGTACCGTTGATGAATAGCCCGAACTCGCGCCACGTTCCCGTGGCTTCGGCTGCCGCCCAGAAACTCGTCAGGTTCATCTGGTTGGATAAGAAAGCCATCGAGGTTATGGTTTTCCTCGTGCTTGCTGTCGGGGTGATGAGGCCGGTGTCGCCGTTGGCCGGCGCCTGCGTGCTCGTGCCGAGCTCTTGATGCGTGATCTTGATTTCGGTCGTCGTCGTGATGTTGCCGGTGATCGCCTTTGCGACCTGCTGGCGCGAAACCGTCGGGATGAGGTTCTTGTAGCGGACGCGGCGGTAGGGGCGTCCGATTTCCCTGCCGGCTTTGATGCGCTCGAGCTCTCGTGGCGTGAGCGGCGTCCCCTCGGTAAGGTAGAAATCCCAGATGCCGACCATTTTCATTGTGTCCTCGTAAATTTTGTTCATGTTGTTTTCGCTCCCGCGTCGGTTCGCGGCGCTCGCTTCCGGTCATTGCCGTCGACCAGATAGTACGCGCCAGCGACCCAGATCGGGATGACGTTCAGACCCCATGGATTGACGGTGAAGGAATCGCTCATAGAAACTGTCTCGGTATAGGTCGGCGTGACGCGCGGGTACTTGGTCGCCGTGAAGCTGTCGGCCATGGTGATCGTTTCGGTGTACCCTTCGACCTGCACGAGCACCTCGTTCTCGTCGATGCGGAAGAGCTTGGCGGGATCGTCGACGAGGAGCTTTGAAAAAACATCGATCACCCCGACTTCCTCCGAGGCGAGGATATGCGCCTCGTAATCGAACTCTGCGCTTGAGCGGGCGCGGAAGATGACGCGGTTTATTTTGAAGGTTTCCGTCGCCATGCCGAGTGCCGCCGATTCGATGGTGATGCGCTGGCCGGAGCGGAGGCCGGAGCTCGTGGTGCGGAAGCTGCCCTCGCTCGCTTTGTTCGCGTATTTCAGAAGTTCTGCCGCCGCGCGCTGTTTGGCCTGATCCTCGCTCTTGATCGTCGCGTCGCGGATGATGTACTGGTATTCGCCGAAAGTGTTGATGCTCGGCCAGTCGCGGCGGATGATCTTGATCGGGTAGACCTGATTGCCCGACCATTTCACGCAGAAGTTCTGCGCTGGTTTGTTGTTGTCGCGGAAAATGACGTGCCCCGTGTTCGGATTGTAGAGCACGTCCTTGGTGGTCGGGTCGTCGACGCCGTCCTGCCCGATGGTGAGGGTGGTGAAGGCGCCGCAGGTGGTGTCGGTCGATTTCTGGATGGTGAGGTTTTTGAGGCTGGGCTTGGCGACGAAGACGCGCTGGGTGCCGTCGGCCTTCTCGGTGTTATCGAGCAGGCTTGATTCCTTGTCGCCGCCGCGCACGATGATCGAGTTTCGGATCTGGTTGATGTTCCGCTCGATGCGGAGCGAGCCGAAGATATACTTGCCGCCGGCGTCGTCGAGGTTGAATGGCGCCATCTCGCCGCCTTCTTTGAAAAAATGGATGTCCTTGTTGTAGTCGACGTACCAGTCGTAGTTTCCGAGCATCTCGGCGATGCGCTGGAAGCATTTCGACGGCTGCTCGTCGTTGAAAACAATCTTCTGAATCGTGTCGGGGGCGTTCACGTTGGTCACGGTGAAGCCGGCGGGGAGGAAATTGTTTTTGATGTCGGTGATGATGGCGTTCGCGCTCTGCGCGGTGTAGGTCTTGTTGACGAGCTTCTGATCCATCGTGTGCTGGAAGTCCTTGCAGATGACCTCGAAAAATTTGAGAAGGCCGGTGTTCGATTCGCGGCTCTCGGTGATGACGCCGCCGAAGATGCGCGTCGCGCCGTCGAGGAGAATCACCTCCTCGCTCAAGCTCGGGCGGTAGGTTTTCGACGGGTAGTTTTTGATGCGGAACTCAAGGCGGTCGGGCTCCTTGGTGAGCACGTCCATTTTCTGGAGCGTCGGCCACTCCACTTGGTTCGTTTTGTCTACCGCGGTGATGGTGAGCTGTAATGGCATATCAGAATCCTATACGGTGTAATTCCTTGAGGCGCTTGATGATCTGGTCGCCGATCTCAACCGCGACGAGGCGGTCGAGGAAGACGCTCGAGCGCATGTCTATCAGAATCGTGCCGCCGGCGTTCGGGATGATGGCTCCGGCGGTGCGGGGCATGAATAGTTCGGGACCGCGCTCGCCGACAAGGTAGGCGCCGCCGGCCTCAACCGAGCCGCCGTGCTGCCGCTTGCCCGTGACCACGCCCGCGACGCTCTTGACCGTCGAGGTGATGCCGCCGCCGACCTTCGAGGCCAAACTCGAGACGGCGCTGATGGCTCGGTTGGCCTGCTCGACGATTGCGCTCACCTTGTCGCTGATCCATTGCATGGCGCTCTCGATGATTTGCCGCACCGACTCCCAGAGCCCCTTCCAGAATTCCTTGAATGAAGTCCACCGCTCGATGAGGGCGTTGTAAAAAACAAGCATCTTCTCGGAGACGAAATCTATCACCGCGTTCCAGGTGAATTTCAACGCCTCCCACGCCTTCGAGATGAGGGCGACGGTTTTGTCCCAGTTGAGCGCGGCGTAAATGGCCGCCGCGACGATGGCCATGAGCGCGATGCCCCATGGCGTGAGAAGGAACGGGAAGATCGCCGCGCCGAGTTTCACAATGCCGGCGAGGACGGGAGCGATGAAGCCGTAGAGGGCGGTGGTGCCGGCGAGCACGAGTGCGGTGGCGATCACGGCCATTGCTACCGAAACGATTTTGCCGAGGATCGGAAAACGATCGATGAGTTGATTGATCCCTCCCGCGATACTGGCGAGAATTCCGACAATGGGCGTGCCCGCCCTTTCCTTGAACTCCCCTAAGTTCTCGGAGAGAATCCGCCATTGGGTAGCGAATGGGGAGAGCGCTTTCTCGCCTTCCTCGGTTCGCCGGCGAAGCTCCTCGAAGAGCGTCTCGAGGCTGACGAATTCGGGGGTGGCGATATTCATCTGCTCGAGGAGGAAGCGCAGCGCGCGTTCGTTTCCGTCAACGGCGCGCATGAGCATATTCGCCGCTTCCTGCGCGTTCAGCATGCCGATCCGTTCGCCGCGGAGGAGGACGTTTGCGTATTCCTGCGCCTTCGATAGATTCTTGACGCGGGGGAGAAGTTTCGATGCCACGAGCACGGCGTACTCGTCGCCGGCGCCGATGGCTTTCTGGACGCCGGCTGACCATTGCACGAGCTTGCGGAAGTTTTCGTCAACCTCTTTGCCGTAGCCGGCGAGATGGAAGCGCGCCTGCGCGAGTTGCAGCGATGACTCCTCGGTGGCACGGATGAGCGACAGGATGCCGCGCGTGCCGACGTAGGCGGAGATCGCGCCGAAGGCCGCCTTCATGGTGGTGTTGAAGTCGTTGGCCTTTTGGTTGAGGTGCTCGGTCTCGCGGCCTACCTGACGGAGAACGTCGGAGGCTTGATCGGTGGCTTTGAGCACCACTTCGAGTTGTGCCTTTGATGTGGTCGCCATATTAGGGGCGTTCGAGACGCTTGGCATCCTCGCCGTGTTTCTCCGCGTCGAGGCGGAGTTTTATTTTCACCGTTTCGATGAACCACCACGGCTGGTCGAGGTACTGCTGATATGTCCAGCCGAAGCGTTCGCAGATGATGACGGCGGCGAGGCCGTCCGAGATAAGAGCGCGGCCTGCTCGGAGGAGCTTCGAGTAGTCGTACTCTATTTCGCTAAAAAATCCGTTGGCTCGAGGGCGGGCTTCACCACCGCGTTGATGGCGTTGACCACGGCGTTGTAGTCCTCGAGTTTCATTGATTCGACGGCCTCGAACGCGCCGGCGCGCTCGCCGTTCACCGCGACGACGAGGGTGCGCAGGGCGTACTCCTCGGCGATGCTGCGGACGGAGGGATCAAAGCCGACGATTTTGGTTTCGTCGCCCGAACCTTCCGAGCGGGCGTGGGAGAGGATGATCTTCTGGAGTTCGCGCGCTTCCTTGCCGGTGAGGTAGGCGTGGAATTCCACCTCGAAGTCCGATGGGGTTTTGACCTTTGTGGTTTCTCGCATGGTGGTTGCTGGTTAGTAGGATGCTTGAATGTTCGTCGCGATGATGGTGAGGAGCTTTGCGTCGGTCGTATTGTAGTGCGCCGTGAATTGCAGGGTTTGCTTCACGATGTCGTTGATGCGCACGGGTCGGGTGAGCTCCTTGAAGAAGACCGAGTGGAGGTCGATCTTGAGCTCTGGGTTTGCGGCGGTGCCGATGACGACGTTGTTGTTCAGGAGATCGAGCCGCATCGCGCGCACCGTGCCGGCGAGGGCGTTGGTCTTGAAGTCCGACTCGTTCTGCCAGATGGCTTCGAGCTCGCCCTCGACCATGAACTGCTTGTTGAGGAAGTCGACGGGGGCGATGTTGCCGAGCACGTCGTCATCCTCGATGTTCGGGTTGAAGCGGAGCGCGAGCGATTTGATGATCGTCGCTGCGGCCGCGCCGAGGCCGGCCTGCGTCGCGGCGGTCTTGAAGGTGAGGTGCTGCGGGAGGAAGCGGTTCTCGCTGGTTGCCGCCGGCGTGTTGGTCGCGGTCGCTCCTTTCTTGGCTCTGAAGGCCGCCGAGTATTCAAGGAATTTCGCCTGCTCGTAGACGATCTCAAGCGAGGTCGGCACGGCGAGGGCGTGGCTGTAATCCTGAGCGGCGAGCGGGTCGTCGGTGTAGAGGGCGAGCGACTGGTGCTGGGCGCCCTGCTGCACCGCGAGGGTGTGATCTTTCACGACGGGGTTGGCGTCGGGGTTGTCGGTGGTCGTCAGAGTTCCGCAGAGAGCGTAGAGAATAAGCGGGAAGTGGATGTCGCCGATGGGCGCTTTGATCGCCGCTTCCGCCCATTGCTTGACGATGGATTCGCCGACCGATGCTTCGATGACGCCGCGCGACTGTTCGTCGGTGACGCGGGCGTCCTTTTCGTCGATGTCGAGCTCCGAGAACGGGATCCAGAACGTCGCCGATGCCGGCGGCGTGCCGCGCGTCGTTTCGCGCGCGATCCCGATCTGGAGCAATCGTCCGATTCCTTTGGCCATGATGGTGTGCGGTTAGGGATTAGTGGTTTGTGATGGTTCGACCTTTTTTCGCGTTTTCTCCCAGATCTCGTGCGCCTCCTCTGGGGTTTTCGCTTTTACGGTTTGCGGCTCGTACTCGGTGCCGCCGGAGAAGAAGAACTCCTGCTCGCGCGGCTCGGGCGCTCCTTTGCTTGCCGCGCCTGCCTGCATTTTGTTTTTTGATCCGGTTTCCATGTGATTTAGAAGGTTAGATCATGCACCATGCGCGCCTGAATGAGCACCGAGAAGGCGATGAGGTTCTGTCCTCTGGAGAGCACCGGCGCGGGGCTTGAGACCGAGGGCGCGACTCCGCCGTCGGCTTTGCCGTTCAAATTGGGATCGTTGTCGAAGCGGTTCAAAATCGTTTCCATGAGGGTTTCGATGGCCGTGGGGCTGTCTATCTCGTCGGCTTTGTGAATGATGAGGATCTCGAAAGTATAGGTGCGGGTGTTCTGGCGGTTGGTGAGTTCGATGGAGTCGACGCTTGGTGAGGTCAGGATGGCGGTCGGGAAGGCGGCGAAGTCGCGATCAAAGGGGTTGCGGGTCAGGTCGTCGACGAGCACGTCTTTGAGCGTCTCGGCGTAGCGGAGCTCGTTCAGGTGAAATTGGATGCGTTCTTTGATGTCGAGGAGTGGCATATCAGGGGGCGCTGCGGGCAATCTCGTCGGCGATGAGTTCTGATGCCCGAGCGAATAAGCTATGAATCTCCGGCTGCGATTTGTCGACGATGCGCTGCATAAAAGGGTGGGGCTTGGTGCCAGGGTGTCGGACGTAGGCGGCGAAAACGGTCGTGCCCTGCTGCCGCTTGTAGTAGCGGCGTCCGCTCGCGGCGGTGACGTAGCGGCCGCCGCCTCCGCGCTGCCACGCGAGGACGCGCGCGCGCTTGGGGGTGATAAGGTGCGGGCGGGTGCCGAGCTCGACGTGGGCGGCGTAGCGCGCGGTCGGGAACCAGCGGGCTTGGAGGCGTTCCTCTTTGTAGATGAACGAGGTGAGGAGGCGTCCGGTGCGGTAGGGCACGGGGTCGTCCTTGAGGGTGTTCTTGGCGAAGACGGCTTGGCTCGCGCGGATGGCGCGCTGCAGAATCGGTTCGCTGATCCTCGGGGAGTTGCGGAAGGCGCGGGCGAGCTCTCCGGCGTTTTGAATTTTCATCTCGAAAGTAATCATGGCGGCTAGACGAATTGGGGGAGACGGCGGTGGCGGGCGATGATGGCACGGTCGGTCTCGTCGAGGAGCGGCGCCCACGACACGGTGCCGCCTTCGAACGATTCGGTCTCTTTGCCTTCGGCCTTGCGCTTCTCGAAGACGCGCACGACGATGCGCTCGGCAAGATCGGAGAGATCGGCGGGGAGGGTGTGAGTCGCGCTGCCGGCGTTCGGGAAGTCGATTTTGTAGCCGGCGGTGTAGGTGACGCGGATGACGTTCACGCCTCGGGTGATGCCGCCGTAGAATTTGATGATGCCCGACTTGCCGTCCTCGAGGAGCTCCCAGTCGTCGGCGGCGAAGTTCGTCCAGTTGGGGGTCGTTTTGAGTCCGGCGCGGTATTGCACCGAGGCGACGTTTGAGACCGGCGTCTGCTTGAGGCCGATGGTCTCGGGGTATGCGCCGTAGATGGAATAAATCTCGTTCGAGTAGACGGTCTCTTGGAAGCGGCGGTTGCATTCGCCCTCGATGAAATCGGTCATGGCGGAAATGAGCCGGTCAATGACGGTGTCGAATTGCGTGTTGGTGATCGCGAGGCGATCCTTCACGCGGTTTTTGGTTGTGAGGGCGTAGGCGAGAACCTTTTCGGTCGCCATGATGTTTTCGGGGTTGGTTATGTCCCCGCTCCGAGCCCCCTGAATTGATGCGGTCTCATCAGGGGGCGCGTCAGCCGAGACAGAAACCCGTTTACTGAACGGGGAGCTTGAACGCTCGACCGAGGAGGGCGCTCACTCCCAGCGTGAAGCTGGGCGTGGTGCCCGTGATTGTTGCCACCGCTCGAATGAATCGCTTCCTCGAGCCGGTGTTCAAACCTTCGAGGCGGATCGCCTGCGAGTTGTTCGCAGCCGTGACCTGTGTGAAGGTCGCGCCCGCGATGTCGGCGTAGGTGCCGCCCGAGGTGTCCGATTCTTGGAGTTTTACATCCAGTGTCGGAGAGGTGCCCGAGACGGCGCCGACTTCGAGGGCGATCGCGGCGGAGTTGTACCCTTGGGTGTCAACCGCCGCGCCGTTGGTGGTCGTGGTGAGTGCCTGTGGTCGGAACGTGAAGACCGATTTGATGGCGTCAAAAACGCTGCGCATGGTCTTTTTTCCTGTATCCTCTGATCTGGTCAGATCCCGCGCGCTCGACGATTGGTGGCTGCGGACGCGCCATCAAACGCGCGGAGGGGAGGGCGTGCCCCTGAGGAAGTTATGGGTATGCCCTTACTGGCCGGCTTCGCCGCCGGCGTCTCCGCCTGCGGGTGGCTCGGCGCCCGTCTCGCTCTGGCTGCCCCCTTCGTCTCCGGCTGGCGGTGTCGCCTCCGGCGGCGTCGGCTCGGCGCCCGCCTCGGTTTTCTCGAGGTATTCGAGGCCGATGTTCTGGGCTTCCTCGTCGGTCAGTTCGACTTCGGAGCCAGGATCAAAGCGGGTTCCTTTGTGCGAGACGGGGGTCTCCTTGACTTTGTAGATGCTCATATCGTTGTTTCTCGCTTACGAATGATGGTCGACCTTTTGGTTCCGGCTTCGGTTCCCGCGCCCTCGCCCGAGAAAAAGGCGAGGAGCGCCAGAACCGAAACGTCGGATTAGGACGCGGCGGTCTTGATTGCGACGAACGCTTTCGGGAGGGTCGTCACCAGCGCGTGGCGGTGCTTGTAGATGAGCGCCCGCTGATCCGCGAGGGCGATTTCCTTGCCCCCGAAGGTGCCCGATTCGGCTTGCATCACGCGGAGCTCGCCCTTGTCGCCGTAAGCGACGGCGGCGAGGTTTCCGAAGATGCCGAACTTGGTCGAGACGGCAGTTGCCGCGTTGGTCGGGAGGTGGCGGACGGTGAAGACGGGGTAGCCCATGATTTCACCGACCGGTTTCGCGCCTCCGATGACGCCGCGATAGTCCTGCAAAAGGGTCGCCGACGGCGCGCCTGCCTGTGGCAGGACGTAGTTGCCGGCGGTGTCCTTTTTGATGCGGATCTTCGCCCAGACGGTTCGTTCGAAGAGCCATGCCGCGCCTGAGAGCACCGCTTCCTCCACGAGACCGATGACGTCGGATGCCTCGTCGAGATCAAACTCGGCGAAAGTATCCTTGCCGGTCGGCATCGTGTGGACGGTGACGTTGGCGTTGTCGAGGAGGCTCACGAACGGAGCGGCTCCGGCCTTGAACGCCTGCTTGTCGACCATGTTCGCCAGCGCCTCGCCCGCGAGGGAGAGGAGCCAGTCGGCGAGGTCAACGGAAGCGTCGGCGATGAGGTCGTTGCCGACCGTGAAGGCGAGCTGCCACTTCTTCGTGATCAGATTGGCCTGATCGAAGGTGACGCCGGTGAGGGAACCTGCGGCGTTGACGCCGAGGTATTCGCCCTCGAGGAACGCTCCGGTGTAGGCGGGGATGCCGAGCTCGTCGGTCTTGAGCGGCCACTTGGTGGCTTGGCTCATGACCACGCCGACGGATGCGGCGATGCGAACGACGGCTGAGGCCACTTCGCGGGATACGAGGTATCCGCCGCGACTGTCCTGCTCCTCGATAAGTTCCTCGTTCGCCTTGGCGCGGTAGTTGCCGAAGGCAACCGACTTCACGTTTTTGACGAACTCGGTTTTCTGCTCATCGCTGAGACCGGTGCGGTCGCGCCCGATGAGGGCGCGTTCAACGCGAAGGGCTTCCACCACCTTGCGGGTCTCTGCGGCGACCATGGGACCGACGAATTCCGCGAGCTTCTGCTGCATGACTTCGTCGATCACCTTGGGCATTCGCTCATCGAGATGCTTGATGACGGCCTGTACGAGTTTTTCGTCCATAATTACTTGGCGGCCTTGGCAGCGTGCTCGCGCGCTTTTTTATTCATGCGCTCGAGACCGCTGCTGGCCGTATTTGCTATGGCACGCAAGACCTGTCGCCCGATCAGGAAGCTGTCGAGCTCCGTCTCGAGGAGCGATCTTGCGTCTCTCGACCTTTGTTTCGGGTCGCCGCTTGCGCGGCTTTCCTCACCCTCGCCACCCTTGGCTTCTAATCCTGAGGCGGCGGTTTCTTGCGGTGGAGTGGATTGCGGGTACTCGGACTGGACGATCTCGATGACCGTCTTCGAGTGCCGCACGATCGAATCGTCTATTTCGTTTTGCATGGCGGCGAGCTCCGCGCCGATCTTCTCGGCGTCCTTGGCGCGGAGGATGAACTTCGCCCGCTTTTCGTCTTTGAGCGCGTCGGCGATGACGCCCTTGGTCTCAGGAGAGGGCTGGCGCATGAGGCTGATCGCCTCGTCGAGGAGCTTGTCGAAGTCCTCGACCGGCGTTTTCTCGTCGAGGTAGACGCCGATGAAGGCGTCGAAAATGTCCCAGACGCGGTTGAGGCGCGCCCATTTCTGTTTGCGCTGCCCTTCGGCGGTCACCTGCTCGGCGATCTCCCCTTTCGTTTCTTGCGGCTTTGCCACGCAGTTTCCTTCCGCGTCGATCACGCCTTCGGATCCGTCTTCAAGCGCGCAGGTGTCGCCCTCGGCTTTTTCCTCGGGCTTCGGCATGCAGACCATCACGCCTTCGGGGTTGGGGTGGTATTCGCCTTCGGCGCCGTCCTCCATGGTGCAGGGGTCGCCTTCGGCTTTCGTTTCGATGGCGAGACCCTTGGCCGCGATCATGGCGAGGTCGAGGTGCCGCGCCTGCGAGAGCGAAAGCGCGAAGGGATTTGCCGGCACCGGCACGAATGAGAATTCGAGGAGTTCGGCCTTGGTGATTTTTTTGCCGTCCATTTCGCGGACAATGAAGCCGACCGAAGTTGCGCGGACAATTTTCAGGTCATAGAGCTGCCGCACCTGCTGGGCGAAGGGGTTGGCCTCGGCGGGCGCGAAGCGACCCTTGGCGATGAGCTTGTCGCCGTCATGCCTGATTTCCTCGGCGATGCCGATGGGCAGGCTGAAGTAGTCGTGCGCCCAGAGGACGACGGGGTTCTTGGCGTATTGGTCGGTGTCCCAGCCGTTCTGATCTATGGTTTCGCCTTGCCGGTCGATGTCGGCGGTGGAGATTACGACCTCAAAGCTGCCTGCGTCGGTCGCGGCTTTGGTTTTTGCGGCGAAGCTCCGAAATTCGTCGCTTTCGAAGTACGCTTGGAGTTTCGTCTTCACCTCATCGGTGAATTTGATTGCTGATTCGCGTTTGAGTGTTTCGTTCATGGTGATTGGTTAGCGATTGATGGTTTCGACCTTTTATGTTCTGGGGAGTTCCGGTTTTACGTTGATGACGATGTCGCCGAAGGTCACGACCTTTCCTCCGGTGAAGTTGACCTCGATCTCGGCGTAGTATTGCCCCACGTCGTCGAGGTCGGTCGCCTGCACGGTATATTTCACGGTGCCGGCGGTTGCTAGACCGACGACGGCCATGGCGCCGGTGAATTTGAGCGTGTCGACGCCCTGCTTCTGGACTTTGAGATTGATCGCGGAATTGCCGGTCAGATCAAAGGCCGCGCCGTTCGCGTCCTGCAGGGTGAAATTGATGTCGTAGAGCTTATCGCTTTTGAAAACGTTGATGATGATCATGGTTCTGGTTTGTTGACGCGGATGGTTGCGCTCGCCGGTTTCTCGCGGAGGGTGAAGGTTCGGGTGGCGTCTTTGAGGGCGTGGCCGTCTTTGGGGCTGCGGAGGGTGAAGGAGGCAAGGTACGTTTTCGCGGTGTAGCCGGCGAGGTAGATGCCCCGCACGATGAATTTCCCAATGGAGACGATTGTCGTGGTGAGCGCAGTGACCACGTCGACGAGGGTGATCTGTTCGATGAAGGCGCGCGTTGTCGATTTGAGAATTCCGTCAACGAGAGCGATGGTCTCGCCCGCGAGCTTGCCGGTGGCGCGGGTGGCGGTGTCGACGAGCGTCACAATATCGCTGAGCGCTTTT